CTAAAAGTTCTAATAAATCAAGGTTTATGCTTCCGATGCACTTGAAGTACGCCTCTGCGCCAGCGATGCCAATGAAGTAAAAAAATCAATTACCGCCTCATCGTTAATAAGCGAATTGAAAGCTGTAAGGTATTCTCTTACTGTGTAATTATCAGCTTCGTAAGGTTCTACAAAACAGCACAACGCCAAAAGCTCCAATGTTTCATCGGGGTGCTTTTCCAAGATGGCATCCAGCATATCAGAAATATTCTTTTTAGCCTGTTCAGCCGCTAAAGCCTTATTGTGGTTAAAAATACGCTGCCTTTCCTCGGGGGATGCATCCTGTGGCATCATAGTCAGCACTGGCAACCTCTTACGGATATTAAGAATATCCGTATCGGTCAGCCACTTCTCAACAGACTTCTTGATGCGGTTAGTCTGTCTTAAAAATTCCGATGGTTTACAAGTTGCTAACGTTTTCAATTCGCTCATGCATTAAATCCTTTCTTATGGTTCTTCTGCGGCTGTTACTGTTACAGCGCAAGTATCTGTGTATGTTGTTCCGTCGTAGTTCATGGATGCTGTGATAGTTGCTGTACCAGCTCCCTCGGCTGTGATAACGCCGCCTACTACTGTTGCAACTGCATCATCAGATGTTGTCCATGTTACTGTCTGACCTACAGGGGTTGTGATAGCTACTACTGTTGCATCCTCGCCCTCAACAAGTGATACATTAGAGCGATCAAGTGCAATGTCGGGAATAACTACGGGTGTCTCTGCGGGAATATCGTAGATTTCCATAGGCATGATATCCTGTGCATTGATTGATACATGACCTGTTACAGTAATCTGATTAGTTCCTTTGCCGTTCTTGTTACTCTGAATGTTAAGACCGCCTGTAGAAAGTGCGTTTAACAGCTTAATAGCGTATGCGCCGCCGTTTGCCTTGTCTCCAACCCACCAAATATCCTTAAAGTCAGATAACTTAACGTCTCTGCGGGGTCTTACTCTTGTTACGCCGTTTGCTAAAAGCTCGGAATCAGCCGCACCAAGAGACCACTTTGTATTTGCCGCATTAAACTTGATAGATGAAAAGCTCATAGCGGCTTCCCAGCCGTCAAGATTCTTAAACTCCATCATGTTAAGTGGTACATTATCAACATCTTCGCCGTAGTCACTGTATGTAGGTGTGCAAGTAGGATTTACTCCACCTGTGGTAGTAGCAAGTATATCCTCACTTGACGGTGTAACATAAGGATTGTTAGGGTCAAAGTTCGTAAGAATTACGCCAGCATTGACCTGTAATGCATCGAAAGCATCGTTTGCAATTACTGTAAATCTTCCCATTTTCTCTCTCCTCTCTTAATATGCGGTTAAAAATTCTACATTGATGTTTAAGTAAATTCGTTTTACTGAATCATCTTCATCACCCATTCTACTTGCAAAAGGACTTCCTTTGGTAATATAAAGCCGCCCTTCATCTAATTTGATTGTAGGCGGATCCATATTTGCAATTTCTTTTGCAATTTGGTCCGACTTTTTGGAAATTCTTTCCCATGACGTTGATCTATCCCACAGTGAAGCCGACAATAAAACAACATTATCCAGGCTATCTGTCTGTACATCATATGTTATTCTAGGAAATAAAGCATCGTCAGGAACAGTATTTTCATCGTAAGCAGGCCATTGAAAACTTGACCAAAAACTATGTATTGCTTGCGCCTTATTCATTAGCTGGTATCTCCCATTCTTCTGCAGTAACCACTCGCATATTTAATCCAGCGCTAGATGGAGTTTTCTTATCATCGCCATCTGATTTTACCCGAAATATCTTTTCATCAGATACTCTTCTGAATACATCATGATATTGAAGATTAACAGATTTTTGGGTAATCACAGTATAAATATTAGTTACTCCCTGTTGCTCTGCCAATCTTGATTCCATAGAAGTATCAAGAGTAACCGCAGCTTTAAAGGGAGCACCATCTACCCACTTAGGCTTAGTTCCGCCGTAGCCATCGGGAACAGAAGTTTTGTCAATCATTATGCAATTATCCATTTGTTCTTCAAGTAAATTCATGATAATTTCCTATAAGCATTTAATCTGCTTCCAAATACACCTTGCCAGGTCGTGAGGCTGTTTCCTTTAGAATCTGTTCCGCTTGCTTTGCTGTAAGAATAACCGCCGAAACTTTCTGATTGAAATGGGCTGTTTAATTTATCACCATATTCTCTTTGCCAGCCTTCAATCTCAATAGCAAGATCAGTTATAGATTTAGGAACTGCCATTGACCAGATTTCACCCTTAAATTCTTCATCTTTAAGATCATTTATGGGATATTGATAAATCCCTTCATTGAGAAGGGATCCATTAATTTTAAAATACTGGCCATCAAGTAAAAAGTCAACGACAAGAATACCATTCTCAATTTTGAATGTTCCACGATATACTTCTTTTATGAAATAATTATGGATAAAATCAAGAATTTGCTCCAGCATCTTTATCCTTCTTTCTACCTCGTTTTCTTGGCTTTTCTTCAGGCTCAGTTACTTCTGAAATTTTAGACTCAATCAACTTGGGTTCAGGTTTTTCTTCTTCAATCTTTTTGATTAATGGAATATGTCGCCTATTTTTGGTTGTGGAAAGTTCTTCGAGTCTTTTATCCGAAACTTTAAGACCTTTGCGGGGGAAAATATCCCCCGCGTTGTATCTGAAACTATTATCCTGAAGATCAGTAAACATCTTAATTACTTTGTACATATTATGCTCCTGTACTATCACTTACCGTTGCAATGAACAGACTGTTAGGATTATAAAGCACAGGCATGAAAAGTCCTGAAGCCTTTGTCCACAGAACTGCCGGATCCTTTTCCATCCACTGTGATACGTAAACATAAGGAGAAACTCCGGATGTTCCAACTGACATGAACTGACCAGCGTCAACCTCAGGAGGATTTCCCCAAAGACCGATACCCATTCTTCCACCAATATTTGTTGCAAAGAAAGTGATCTTATTGTCAGGGAAATATCTCTTCTGATGAATAATAGGTCTTTCATCAGGTCCGATCTCAGCATCAGCACCATAAGTAAGATCATTTGTTACGATCTGAATGATGCCAAACTCTTCCTCAAGATATGCCTTAAGAGCAGCCTGAGTTACAAGAGCACCAGCACCAATATTGCCATTAATTGCCTTCTGAACTGAAGCATTCTGACGAAGCTTAGTGATATTCTTCTTTGCAGTAAGAATACCATTGATTACAACACCCTTTGTAAGGGCAAAATCGATGATTTCCTGGATCTGAGCAAATATATCAGCATTATCAGAAAGATCGATAGTGAAGGATGTCTGATCAGCTCCAACACCATAATCAACAGTAAGATCAAGGTTATTCTCCTTGATGGTAACCTTACCTGTTGCCATAAGTTCATTCTTGGCAACCTTAGTTCTTGTTACAACCTGGTCGGCAAGTCTGATACCGTCATTGAGAACATAATCGTACATCTCATCATTTCTGACACCTGCACGAAGGAGTGCTCTCATTCTTTCTGACTGATTGATCTTAACCTTAATGAGGCCCTTTTCGATATTGTGGTTATCGATAGGAACACGGAAGGTTGTCTTTGCTTCTGTATCAAAGCCATGGAACTGTGCCATGACAGGGATCTGATACTCAGAAGCGATTGACTGCCAAGCAGCAACAAGATTATCAGTCTTGTCGTCACCAAAAAGACCATCAATAGGATCGCTCGGTCTATTTACTTGGAAGCCCATATTAAGCCATTCATCCTGAGGAATAAACCCGAGGATGTTATTCTCATATTTAACTGCCATTTCTTTTTCCTCCTTATTAGTATGGTCTTGTAACTGTAGACTCGCTTACAAACTTAAATCCAAGTGCCTCAAGTGCTGATTTAGCCGCACTTGCAAGACGGACATCGGACTTCTCGTAGTAAGTCTTGGTCTTATCGCCTTCGGTGTCAGTTGAAAGAACATAACCTGTTCCGCCGTCGCTCTCGTACCAACCCTCTTTTACAGGATCCAAAACTGCTGCGTAGTCGGAAACTGCAGTATGGTTTTCGTCGGGCAGGTAGTAAGTCTTGGATGTGTTAACAGTAGTATCGGTCGAATCTGCATAAGTGTAATCCGGTGAACTTCCGCTTCTCTCCTGCCAACCCTGTGCCTTGGGGCTTACCAGGTTCTTAAGTGTTACCGCATCATAATCAGCACCAGTAATAGCAAGGCGATCTTCAATAACAACACCCTTTGTTACGACTGATCCCGGCATATTTCCAGTTGTTACGTCAACATCTTCGTAAGTAATGCCGATTGCATTACCATCATTTGTAGGATAAGCTGTTCCCATAGGAACATACTTTCCGCCTTCATCTGTAGTCTGCACAAGAGCACTGTTCTGCGCAAACTGTCTGGTCTCCCTTACGCATTCCTCATGCGCAAGAAAATGGCCAGGGGCATAAACCTTTGAACTAATATCATTCTGATTAAACGACATAGTTTATTCCTCCTTATTTTTTCCATAAAGATTATCGTGATATTTTGCAGCAAGCTCAGCTGCACGACCGGTTCCTTCTTTTCCAGATGTTCCACCTGCCGGAGGAGTTTCTACTCCTGCACCATGTGTTTCCTGAGTCGTGATAAATCCAGACCAGTCGGATCCGATCTTTTTCTTTAGTTCTTCTGCACCTTCAAGAACTCCGTCTTCACCAAGTTTCATATCTTTAAAATCAGTTACTCGCATGATTGAATCTACATGCTTATCTCCGACTTTACATTCGGCAAGAAGTTTCTTATAAGCATCTTTAACTTTCGCGGTTTTTTCTTTTGATTCTATATCTGTTCTATACCGTTCAAAATCACCGTGCTCTTTGTCATACTTACCTTTCCAGTCATTATCCTGGATGTCTTTCTTCAGATCATCAAGTTCTTTTTGAACCTTTATCAATTCTGAAGCTTTTTCTTTAAACTCAGTTATCTGCTCTTTATATTCAGCTACCTGATCTTTTAAAGCAGAAGTGACGTTGGTGTGCTCATCAATAATAGCTCCGATCTGTTCTTCGGTCAGACCCATTCCTCTGAGCATTGCTCTTGTTAATGCCATAATATTCTCCTTTTCTTTGGTGGGTTTCTTTCCACAATGAGATTTTAGG